GACCAGGGTCTCGATTACGCAGACACCAATGGCACGCGCATTGATATCACGTCGCAGGTGGCGACGAGCTACGCCGAGGCAACGAGTACCTATGCGCTCGGCAACGACACGGTGAATACAGGGTCGACCGTGGCGGGGGCGACTAATGGCCGCCGCGTCATTGTCCCTGCCATCACGGCGGGGAGTGTCACCGGCACCGGCACGGCGACGCATTGGGCACTGACTAATGGCTCTTCTATATTGGTCGCCACTGGGCCGATGTCGGCGTCGGTTGGCGTAACGAGCGGCAACACGTTCTCCCTTGATGCGATTTCGCTGACGATCCGCGATGCCGCATAGGTAGCCGCCAGCTATGGCTATCACCTTTGTAGGAGTTGCCTCCAGCGAGAACTCATCGACGATTGACATATCGGGTCTCGGTCTTGCCGAGGGTGATATTGTTTATGTTGTCGGCGGTCGCGACAATAGCGATACAATAAATACGCCCTCGGGCTACACGCCAGACATTGTTGAGGTTAGTGGCAGCGCACGATGCCGGACCTTCTACAAAATTATGGGGGCAACCCCTGATACAAGCGTGTCAGGATTAACGTCAAACAGCCAGTGTGGTCACACAGCCATCGCCTTCCGGGGCGTCGATACTACAACGCCGCTTGATGTTGCCTCGCAAGGCGATTTTGAGAACTCCTCCAACACCGATCTTAATCCCCCATCGATTACGACCGTCACCGATAATTCGATGATCCTCTGCGGCGGTTTTCACGACGATGACACTGGGTCCAGAAGCTCTCCGAGTGGCTATGCACTGGGCGCTTCATATAGTGTTGGGTCCAGTGGGTCCGGTGGTACAGTCAATACCGCGTACAAAATCCTTGCCTCATTTGGGTCAGAGAACCCCGGTTCATTTGCTGGTAGTAATGATCAATGGGCGGCTTTTACGGCGGCGCTGCGACCTATTACAGCCAACGATCTGCTAGCTGACGACGTACAATCCACATCCGAGGTAACCGTACCGGCGGGGGGGCAGGGTCAGGTTCTACTCGCCGAGGACGCGGAAAGTGCGTCTGAGGTTACGTCGCCCGCCTTAGCGCAGGGTCAGGTTCTACTCGCCAACGACATACAATCGTATTCGACGGTCGGGAGGTCGAGCGCATTTACCCTCGACGCCCTCGACAGCGAAGGCAACATCGATACGCTGACGCCGTCGCTCGATGATCCATCATGGGTTGGCCCGGTCCTCGCCGTTTTTTCTGGCGTCGAGGTTCTCCTCGCCGAGGATACGGAAAGCGCGTCTGAGGTTACGTCGCCAGCCTTGGCGCAACTTCAGGTTCTCCTCGCCACGTCGGTCGAGGGTGCCAGTGAGGTGTCAACGCCGGCTCTCGCCGCAATAGGCGACAGCGCGACGTTCACCAGCGTGGACGCCCACCGAGGACATGGCACCGGGTGGGCGAAAAAGACGCTATCGCAACTCGATCGCGAGAAGAAAAAGGAAATTGCCCGCCTTCGCAAGTTGGCGCGCAAGCGGCTTAAGGCCGAAATCGACAAACAGCCGAAGCGCGATCTCTATAGCCTGTTGGCGATCGCCGAGGAGCATATCGAGCGCACGGCGCCCCAGGGTTCCGAGTGGCTTGACCCGCGCTTGATCGAAATGACCGCCATCCTGGTGATGCAGGGGCTAGAACAATACCGCGCCGACCAACAGGCGCTGTCGGATGAGAACGACAGGGCAATCCTGTTGCTCGCCGCCTAAACTTTCCGGCTAACCCCGGCAGTTAGCCGGAAAATTTAATTCCCCGCAAAGGACGGGGATCACCCGCACTAACCGCGAGGAGTGCACCGCTATGTCAGACGTAATCCCCGACGAACCCGTCAACGATCCGCCGCCAGTGGACGCCGCAGCGCCAAGCCACGAGGAGACGGACACCGAGCCGGAAAACACCGAGGAGCTACTCGGCGAGGAGCTAGAACGCCTCTCCGATGTACAGGACGACGAGGACGCCGAACCAGAAGCAGAAGCCACCGAGGGAGACCCCGGCGAGGCGGGAGCAGAAGAAGGCGCCAGCGCCACCGCAGGGACCGTCGAGGTCGAGTGGGGTGGACAGAAATATTCGATACCGAAAGGTGCCGAGGCTGGGTTCATGGTCCAGTCTGACTATACCCAGAAGACGCAGGCACTCGCAGAGAAATCGCGACAACTCCAAGGACGCGAACAGCAGTTCAAGGAGCAAGTCACACGCTCGGACGAGGACCGGCATATCGACGCCCAACACCTTGGGCAATTGCAGCAACTTCAAGAATATAGCCAGATTGATTGGGCGACATGGGTTCGACAAGATCCCGACGCCGCCAATCCGGCTTATATTGAGTATCAGGAACTGCAAGGACAGGCGCGACAGACACGCGCCGACATTGATCAGCGCGGGCAGTACCGACAGCAAGAGCAACAAGCGGCGAACGACGCCGACTTGCAAGCCCGTCTTTCTTCAACCCGCGAATACGCCAAAGCCGAAATCCCCGGTTGGTCGGAGGAATTGGAGCAGCAAAATCTCGATTACGCTTTGGAGGCCGGGATTAAGTTCGAAGACCTCCAAAACGCGATGTCGCCCGCTGTATACCGTATTCTTCACGACGCCAGATTAGGTAGGGCGCTCCAAAATAAACCGCAACAACGACCAAAAGCGCAGACGAAGGCGTCTTCGACTGTCGGCAGCGCCGCTGGGGTTTCGCTGAACGCGATGGACCCAGATGATATGTCGATGGAACAATTCGCCAAGTGGCGCAATTACGGTCGATAGCCACCGAAAGGAAATACGATGGCTAATCGTACACTGACTGCCGATATCATTGCCAAAGAAGCGGTAATGATTTTGGACAATGAACTCATCATGGCGAAAAAAGTTTTTCGCGGTTATGAGGAAGACTACACCAAGAAGATCAACGGGTATGAGGTTGGTGACACCATCAGCATTCGTCGCCCGGCTGACTTCCAGGTGCGTGACGGCAAGACTGCCGACGCGCAAGACGCCCAGGAAGGCAAGACCACGATCGTCATCGACAAATTTAAGGGTGTGGATTTTAAATTTACCTCTCAGGATTTGACCCTGTCGATCAATAATGTTTCGGAGCGGATTATCAAACCCGCGATGGTCCAGCTTGCCAACCAGATCGACGTTGATCTGCACGGCCTCTACAAAGACGTGCCGAACTGGGTTGGCACTCCAGGCAACGATATCAATTCGTTTGCCGACTTCGCTCTTGGGCCGCAGCGTCTCGATGAGAATGCAGCCCCGAAGGGTGATCGTTGTGCGATCTTGTCGCCCGCCGATCATTGGGGTCTGCTCGGTTCGCAAACCAGCCTGTTCAGCGATACCATCGTCAACCCGGCTTATCGCACGGGGCAGACGGGGCGCATCGCTGGCGTTGATCTGTATGCGTCTCAGAACGTCGCGCGTCATACGACCGGCACGCGGGCATCGACTGATCTCGTTGATCAGACTTTGATCGCTACCACGGCGACTTGGGCCGCAACGCGCGACACTAATACATACACCCTTCACATCGATGGAACTGGTGGTGCCACCGATACGGTGGCCCAGGGTGATTGTTTCACGATCGCGAATTGCTTTGACGTGAACCCGGTGACGAAGGCTCGCCTTTCTCATCTCAAAATGTTCACTGTCACGGCTCTTGCCACGATGTCCTCGAACGAGGGCGACATCATTATCTCGCCGCCCCCGATTGGTGCCGGTGCACACCAGAATGTTGACTTCGCCGTCACCGATCTGGATGACGACGTTGTGACTTGGGTGCCTTCGACGGCTTCCACGGCCTACAACCAGAACATGGTCTTCCACAAGAACGCTTTCTCTCTTGTGTCGGTCCCTCTGGTATCGCCACCAGGCGCTGTTGATGTTGGTCGTCGGTCATACAAAGGGTGTAGCGTTCGCGTTATCCCTGTGTACGACGGCATCAACGACGAGAGCATGTGGCGTCTCGACGTGCTTTACGGCGTCAAGACGGTCGACAGCCGCCTCGCTGTTCGTCTCTCCGGCACCGCTTAGTCGGGCCATCACATCACTCTGAGTTTGATGAAGGAGCGCAGTTGCGCTCCTTCTTTTCTTGAAAGGAACGACTATGGCTAGACAAGTCCTTACTGACGGCGGAGCCGAAGGCGCGCTGATCGGTCAATCCGCCACGGACCTCCTTGGGTTCTACGGCCTCACCACTTCCGTCGCGCAACCAGCCGCAATCGCTGACGCGGCTGACGCCGCCGGGGCTATCACCCAATGCAACGCTGTGATCGCCGCTCTGGAAGCTCTCGGCCTTATAGCCAGCTAATAAGCAATGGCGGGGACCGCCAAATACGTCTTCATCGCGATCCCCGCCGGCACTTTGGGTGATTGGCTAAAGAACCGAATTGCAGGATAGATATGGCGCTCGACACATACGCAAATCTAAAAACGTCCATCCTCAACTGGATGACGAGATCAGACCTGTCCGGCAATGTCGCCGAGTGGATCGCGCTTGGCGAAGCCCGGTTGAACCGCGAATTAAGCGCGGTCGAAGCCGACGCCACGCTCACTGGTGTCGCGGACAGTCGCACGATCGACGTGTCGTCATACTCGATTGATCGCCCTATTTTCCTAATGCTAATTGACAGCGACACGGGTGACGAGACCGAGATGACGCGCCAAGACAGGATTGTGCGGCGCACGACTTCCGGAGATCCGCGTTACTGGGAGTTCAATAAAAACACCGAAGAGATTAATTTCGACGTGCCACTCAATGAGGCGTACACGTTTCGACTTCGCTATGACCAAAAATTTAATCTATCTGACGCCGCCCCTAGCAATTGGCTGTTGACCAACCATCCCGACGCCTACCTGGCGGCGTCGATCGCATGGGGCGGTCTATTCACGGAAAAGATGGAGACAGCAGCCGGCTTCCGCGCACTGCTGGAAACGGAATTGGTGAGCGTCAAGCAACAGATTGGCGAAACCAAGCGCGCCAATTTGGTTGTCGATCCAATGCTCCAGCAGATCTCCCAGCGCGACTACTTCGCGGGCCGCATCTAATGCTGGTGCCGCTCCCGCCATTTGCGCCGGATCAATCGGTCTTCTCGCCGCAGGCGTCAACCGAAGTCCTCAACGCGCACCCGACGAAAGACGGCTGGGGGCCAATGCGGGCAATCACGGCTCTGTCTGCCGCGATCGGCGCAGAGCCGCGCGGCGGCGTGGCGGTCAAGTCAAACGCCGGCACTTGGAAGATATTTGTCGGCACGGCTGTTGGTCTGTATGAGATTGATAGTAGCGATTATACATGGATCGACAGGACGAACTCTGGCGGTGCCTACACGCTCGCTGATCGAGTGTTCTGGGATTTTGAGCATTGGGGCGACAACATCATCGCTACGGCTGTCGGCTCGGACTACCCTCAAATCCGTGCGCTTGGCTCCGCCGGCCTATTTTCCGATCTCGCAAACGCAACATTCGAGGCGGCGAAGGTTTGGACTGCCGGCGACTTCCTGTGCTTTGGGGGGATCGATGGCATCAACAACAAGATCAAGCACTCAGCCATCAACGACGAGACGGGCTGGACGCCGGGCGTGGATGGCAGCGACGAGCAGACGCTGCCCGACGGCGGCAACATTCAGGGCGCGATCAATCAATCGTCAGACGCAATTATTTTCCAAGAGACGAAAATAAGACGGATGCAGTTCGACCCGGTTGCCGGGTCGGCCTTTGGCATACCGATCATCAACCCTGACCGTGGCGCCTTTGCACCGCGCAGCATCGTCAACATTGGCGCCAACGACTTCGTTTTCCTAAGTAACGACGGGTTTTATCGGGGTGCCGAAGCCACGCCGATTGGCGCGGAGCGCGTCGACCGGTGGTTCTTCAGCCAGTGCGACCCGTCAAAATACGCACTGGTCTCCGGCTACCGTGACCCATACGAAAAGCATGTGATGTGGAGGTTCGAGGACAATTCCTCGACAAACCACATTATCGGCTACGATTGGCAACTTGATCGATGGTTTACTTCCGACATGGACGTGCAAGAGATATTCGCGGCGGCGACGACGGGGTATACCTTAGATCAGCTTAACGCTTTCGGCACGCTCGACGCCCTCCCGTATAGTCTCGACAGCCGCGCTTGGCAGGGTGGCATCCCCGGCCTTGGCGGCATGAGCGCGCAGAGGTTTGGTTTTTTCGACGGTACGAACTTGGAAGTTTTGCTTGCCACAGAGGACAAGGGATTGGCGTATCCACGCCGCGCCACAACGGGCCGTATTCGCGTTCTGGTGGACACAGACGACGCTCAGGTGGCGATCTCGTCCAAGGAGCTGCAAGAGGCCCAGCCGAGTTATGGCGACTATCTGAGCCGCGAGAGTGGGCAGAACTTCATCAACAGCCGCGTCGGCGGTCGCTGGCATCGCTTCAAGATCAGGGTGCCGGCGGAGACCACATGGAGCAGCGCTACGGCGATTGACGTGGCATTCGTCGATGGGGGTGATCGCTAATGACCAGCGGCATCAGCCTTGTCGGGCAATTCCGCCTCATCGGCTCGGCACCAGCGGACACCAACGAGGCGACGGTATTTATTGCCGGGAAGGGGTTCCCGGTCGCCACAGAATTATGGATCGCAAACAAGACAGCATCTCCTGTTAACGTTTCTTTTAAATGGGGAAACGGTTCGACCGATTATCCCATCATCGACACATTCGCCCTGGCGGCGCGGGCCTACGTTCACGAGGAGTTGTTTATCCCCATGCGCGAGGGGTATATGCTCAAGGTGACGAGCGGCACGGGCGATGGCGCGACTTTCTCTATCGCGATTGTGGAGGGTGGATCGATTGCCCGAACAAACCTCTCTCCGCATTGAGATCGCCAGCGTCGACCAAGTCGATGGCGTCTGGCCGCTGATCGCGGAGGGCGTGGCGGCAGCGGCGCTAAGAACAGGCGGCGACACGACGCCAGAGTACTTGTGGAGCGAGTGCCGATCGGGGCGAGCGTTTTTGATCGTTGTCAGTAGAGAGAAAGAAGTTCTCGCCAGCAGTGTTTGGCGGTTCGAGGCTTGGCAGACAGGCCGCAAGTTCAAGTGCCTTTCACTCAGCGGTCGGCATATGTCCGAGTGGATAGATGACCTCCGCGCCTTCGTCGAGAAATTAGCAAGGGTCGGCGGGGCCAATGCACTCGTTACAGAGGGTCGCATTGGCTGGGGAAGGAAATACAAAGCCCGGATTTTGCGTCAACTTTATGAGATAGGATTGCCCGATGGGTAGTAGCAGCGAAAAAACCGTAACGCAGGCAGACGCTCAACCTTGGGAAGCAGCACAGCCGCTCCTGAAAAAGGGCATTGGCGAGGCAGAGGATCTGTTTGACGTGGGCGGAATGTTCCAGCCAAACACGACCAGCCAGGTCGTGCCTTGGTCGGACAATACTCAGGCCGGCATGTCCGACATCCAGAACCGCGCAGCGCAGGGCATGGCTGGCGGCACAGGCATGGACAAGGCTTACGATTTTTATTCCGGTATCTTCGACGGTAATCGCGGTAATCATGGGCCGGGGTCTGGCCTAGCTCCATCGCCGGCTCGTGGTAATCATGGACCGGGTTCTGGCCTAGCTACATCACCGCCTCCCGGCTGGGAGGACAGCTCGGCGCTCCCCGCCGCCAGCGGGGTATCCGGCTTGTCTGCCGCCCAGCGCGGCGTGGCGGACCAATACCGCACCACGGCGTCCGGCTCCGAGCTAAACAACACCTCGCCGGCCTTCGACAACGTCCTGAACCGGATGCAGGGCGACGTTCGCAATCAGGTAGGCATGGCAGCGTCTGCAAGGGGGCGCTACGGCGCCCCAGGCGCTCACCAGGGCGTTTTGGCGCGAGAGGTGGGGGACATGACCAACAACGCCCTCACGGGCGAATACGGTCGCCAATTGGGCCGAATGGACACGGCGCGTGGCAACCTCGCAAGTCTCGGCCAACAAGGCATCCAGAACCAGTTTGGCGCCGCCAGCGCGATGCCGGGGGCATGGGAAGCTAGGGGTGAGCCGGCACGCCAATTAATGTCCCTAGGACAGATGGACGAGGATCTCTACGCCAGGCAGATAGGAGATGCCAACAGGATCTTCGACGAGACCGCCGCAGCCCCAAGAAGTGCGGTCGAATGGATCAATTCGATCGGCAGCGGCGCCGGATCGCTCGGTCGCAATACCGCGCAGACGCAAGTCGCGCCCGGCACCAATCCATTCGTCAAGGCGCTCGGCTACGGTTTGGGCCTTAGCGGGTTAGGAGGACGCTGATATGTCAGGCGGCGGAAGAAACAACAACGACGACGACGACAATGGCGGCGGCGGCGGCAACGATCCACAAGTCGCCTATGGGCAAGCACCGACGCAGCAGACTTTTCAGTCTATGCCCGGTCAGCAAGAGGCTGTCGCCTCGCAGATCAGTCAGGCGTTCTCTGGTGCAGATCAGGGCGGCCTAGAGGCACTCCTGTCGAACCTCTACCAGCCGGTGACGCTGACGCGCTATCAGGAGCCGATCGCGACGACGCGGACGAATTACGACAAAGAAAAACACACGCCGATCTCGACCGGGAACGCCGCGCTTGATCGCATCCTGATGAGCGGCGGGCGCGACTATTCTAAGAAGAAGAATTGACGATGGGCGTGTGGGCAGACTGGTGGGCTGGGGAACAGGCCGCACATGGCACGTCGGCCATTGATCCGACTGGGATGATCCCGCAAAACCCTGTCCCGCAGGGCGGCTCGTTCATCAATCCACTCGCGTCTGGTGCGACGCTCAGCTTTGGCGACGAGATCGTCGGCGGTCTTGGCGGTCTCGCCAGCATGGTTGGCGGCAACACCTATATGCACGGCTACGAGAAGGTGCGCGACGCAATCCGCGACGACGCCGATCAATTCCGCGTGCGAAATCCAAAGACATCGATGGGGCTGGAAATAGCCGGCGCATT